GATCTTCATTGTCCCGGCGCCTGGCCGGATGTGAAAGAGGTCCCCTCCGAAGAGAATCCCATCCACATCTTCCTTGTCGGCGATGGCTTTGATCTCCTGAAGGATCAAGATGGCGTCATGCAGACGGCTGTTCCTACCAACGGGCTGCGGAAGGACCGTGGAATACGCCTTGAAGGCGTGAGCGTGCAGGTCGCTGAAGAGCAGGACTTTCATGTCTTCGCCGCTTCTTTACGAACAAAGATCAGGTATGCGTCACTGCTCCCATTGACAGTTCCACGAAGTGTCCACCCTTCGTCGAGTCTTTTCTGGACTGCATCTTGTAGCCCCTTTCGGACACCTACGGCGCCGAAGCGTACCTCGTCTATCTCACATACCATGCGATGACTCTTCTTCATGAAGTCTTCTCAGCTCCACACTCTGAGCACTTTTCTGCTTTGGGTTTTTGCACTCTGTGGAGGTACTCAACGAAGCAAGCGATGTTGCAGAAGTCTAGAGTGCCTGTCTCACTAAGCCTGATGTAGTGAGTGTCTCCAGTCCTATCTGGCTTGCGACCCTTTGCAATCGAGATTCCCTGGCCGCGAATCTGAATCCAACCTATCTCCAGGTACCAGTCGGTTGTCTCCCTCTTGCAGTTGTCGCAAACGTGCTTGGTCAAGGTGGACATGAATTCCTCGGAGGTTTCTGGTTTCTTCAGGCTCATAGCCTCTTCCACTTAATATTTGAGATCACGATATTCACCGTGTCAGCTTCCTCAGCTAACGCCTTGTCTACGTAGTCGTGGACATCAGCCATGCTCATCTCACAGTTCTGCAAGGTGAGATTGACCTCTTTGGGCCTGGAGACACTGATCTTCACACCAGGTGTGGTGAAGCACATGCGGACTCTAGGAGGGAACTCCTTCCGCATAGCCTGGGCGAAAGCAGCAGATCGATCGTGCGGGGTGCCGGCAGGGAATTGGACGTGGATCACGACGTCGTTGGAGCTGACCTTCATCAGCTCCGTCTTGATCCCTGAGATTAGCTGTCCGACGCCAGGGATGTCCCAGATGGTCTTTTTCTCTTCATCGACCATGGCGTAGGAGGGTCCACATGGAACGAAGAGCCTCTTCGACTGGACTGCTCCACCCCTCGTCCAGGGACCATCGTATCTCTATGCCATCGGTAAGGTAGAAGTCGATGAAGGAGTAGTAGACCTCCCCCGGCATATCTGGGTGCTCTACTTCATCAACAAAGATCTTATCAGCGTGTGTTGCAAAGAAGATCACGATGTCGTAGTCAATGCAGTCCTTGGCGCTGGTGAACAGCCACTGAATGCACTGCTTGAGAGAGATCTGTTTCAGGTCAGGAGGTGGCTTGATTGTGCGACCAATCCCAGGAAGCTCGTATTGGTTCTGAAGGATCTTGACCTGCTCATCTGGCAGCACCACCGTGGCAGCAGCTCCGAAGATATCCACGTGGGCCACTGCCAATGGCAGCTTGGCATCGACCTCAAAGGTCAGTCGCGTGATGTTTGGGACCGGCTTGCCGTCATGCCATACCTTGCACTGCTTGGGCTTCGAACCCAGCTGGAAGTACCAACCAATTTGTGGGATGGTGGGATCGTCAATTGACATTGGTCCCCTCGATCTTCAATATCTAACGATTCGACATCATCCTACTAACAGCGATCCAGATCAACAAAATTCGTCACCCTCCGAAGACCTTTGCTTCACTGTACTTTTCCTTCACCACAGCGACTAGTTCTCGGTAGCGAGGATGAGGAATGATCTTGTCCTGGAACCCAGCCCAGCCTTGGAAGTTGATGTCTTCGTCGTTCCACTTGATCCAGCTCTTGCTCTTCTCAAAGATCTTCATTCGCACAGCCTGCTCAAAGACTGTGTAATCCTCCGAGAAGCCATGGTTGCCGAGGCATGGAACTTGGACTTTGCGAAGCACGGGGCCCATCTTGTTCTTCAAAATGTGGACCCAGTTGCGGTGCCCAATCACATCCTTCTCGTCGTCCTCCTCAGCACCAGCTGCACCACCTTCCTTGATCGGAGAACCCTTGATGAGCCTGATGCGGAGCGATGCGCAGAACTGCACCTTCTCACCACCATAGCTCTGCCATGGATCACCGTACTTGACGTTGATGTCTCGGTAGAGGTGGTTGACGAAGACCAGAGCGATCTTCTCCTTGGCGATGAGAGCCATGGCCTTCTGCAGATTCTTGCCCACCACCTTGGCAGCCTCAGCATAGAAATGGGCGTCGGTGGCGGCCTCGAGCTGTGCCCGGGTCGGGGTGCCTCCAAGAGAGTCCCAGCCGATGAGTACGGGGACTTTGGCCTGCTTGTCCTTGATCGTGTGGATGAGGTAGATAGCCTTCTCGAAGACGTCTTCGATGCAGTCGCTCTGGAAGAGCACAAGGTGGCTGAGATTGACACCCAGCTGGCTCCAGTAGCCGAGGTCCAGGGCCTGTTCCGTGTCTCCCACGCAGGCGATACCACCCATTCGCTGCGTCGACGCCACAGCGTGACCAAGAAGCGTTGTCTTGCCGCTGCCATTCCTGCCGGCGATCTCAGTCAGTCGCCCGAACGGAATGCCTCCCGGGATGTTGGGATTGCCGGCGGCGATGGCGTGGTCGATCACGAAGTTGTTGCAACTGGCCCACGCATCGACCTTGCAGAGCACGGTGTCCGCCTCAGGAGTAATGGCAGCGCCTTTCCCGAACTTATCCTCCATGCCCTTGACAGCAAAAGTGACCAGATCGATGGCAGGATTGTTCTTCGCTGTAGCGGGTTGCCGAACAGGTGGCTTCTTCCCTGGAGGCGTCTTCGGCATGATCTACTCTTTCTCTTCGAGTACCTTGCGTTCCTTGGCAAGATCTCGATCGTTGGCAGCCTGAGAGCTGAAGCCCTTCCCGTAACGAGCGGCGAGCTTGTTGTGGTTGATCTGCATGATCTCTTCGAAGGAGCGGTCGAGGACATCAGAGGCTATGCCAATGTACCAGAAAAGATCTCCCAGCTCCTCGACGAGGTTGGTCTTGTCGAACTCCTTGCCGTAGAAGATGTGCTTCTTCACAGCATCAAGGAACTCTCCAGCCTCGGTGACCAACCCCATGGCTGCATGCAGCAGGCGGATGGTTCGAACCGTAGTGGCACGAGTGGCAATGTCTGCCATGTCACGCGACTCGGTGACGAGAACTCCTTGGACGTAGTCTTTGGGATTCACCTACTCCTCCGGATCCTCGAGCACGATCTTTGGCATGTGCCGATCTTTGATCGTGCTCATTTTGGCCGCCTTGGCGTTCTTGGCTGCCTGGATGATGACGGCTTGGACTTCCTCGCTGAGCTTGTCGCAGAACTCGAGGGAGGTGCGAAGACCGGCGGCCTTGGCCATGGCTTTGATCTTCGAAACAACGACCAACATGGTTGACTCCTTTCAAGAAAAATGGGGGGCGGGATCGCGAGGAGGGCATCCACGATCTCCCGCCCCCCATCCCAGCTAACAGCAGGTCACGAGGGGGGTCGCTCCTGCTGATGGGCTGCGCTACTTCCTCCCCTTGACTGCGCTCTTCATCTGGCGCTCCAGCTCGTCGACGTCACCGTCACCCTCGTCCTTGGGTGCCGGCTTGCCAGGAGCCTTCCCAGGGGCCTTCCCAGGGGCCGGCTTGCCAGGAGGCTTCCCGGGTGCCTTCTTCGCCTTGGCGGCGGCCTCAGCAGCGTCCAGAGCTGCAATGCGTTCACCACAGCGCTTGAAGAGGGGGCAGTTCTGGGAGCAGTTCTCGTCGTCCTCGTCCCTCTGACGCGCTGCGCCATAGCACTGCACGTAGACAGAGGTGCCGTTGGTGTCCTGGACTGCGATGTTCTGCTTGTCCTCGATCTGGTCATCCGTGAGCTTGTCGAAGTCGAGGAAGCCCTCGTCATCGACCGGCGGCCAGTCCTCATCCTTCTTGGTGGGCGGCTTCTTGCCTGGAGGGGCCTTGGCGGCAGGCTTGGTAGCGGGCTTCTCCGGCTCGGCCTCAGCTTCTTCTTCAGCTTCTTCCTCGGCAGAGGTCTCTTCCTCTACTTCCTCCTCGGAGGTCTCTTCCTCGTCCTCCGACTCCTCCTGTGCCTTCTTGGCGGCGGCGAGTTTGTTGGCCTTGTCCTTGTTTCCAGTCTTCTTGGCTTCGAGCTTCTTGACCTCTTCCGGATCGACTCCTTCCAGGATCGCCTTCAGCTCGGCACCCGTCTTGAGCTGCATGATGTTGTCGAGGCTGTGCAGCTTGGGCTCGTCATCCGGCACCGGGGCCCTCGTCGACTCCTGCTCGATGCGGCAGCGGTACTTGGTGTTGATCCCATCACCCTCGCGAGTGAGAAGCACACTGCGACCCTCGTCGAGATCGGTGATGTCGATCACGTCAGTGTAGTAGTCCAGCAGCTCCTTGAAGACGCCAGAGCCGAAGCTGTAGACCTGGATCTTGGGATCGCCTTCAGCGGGGAGGTTGTTCTCCTCCACGCCAGCAGCCTGTAGCTCCTCGATCTCATCAGCGGTCCACGTCTGGTCCTTGAGATCGATGATGTTGGCGTAGACCCGCATTTTGGCCTTGATCTGCTTGGCCAACTCGAGGTCCGCCGGATCACCGGACTTGCGAAGCCGCTCGACCTCTTCACAGATCGGGCAGGGCTGGTTGTTGGCCTCGGGAGTCTTGGCGAGGCAAGCCACGCTCTGCTTGTTGTCGTCGTCGGGGCCGATCCCCCAGTGTACCCAGACCTCCCGCCACCACTGATAGGCGTTGTGCCCCTCACCGGTCCAAGGTGGCATTACTCTGATCTTGTTCTTGCCCTTCTTGGGCTTCCACCACTTGAGGGTGCCGAAGGTGCCGAAGCTTGCTGCTCGTGCAGCTTCTTCTGCCGCCTTCTTTTGGGCTTTCGCCATGTCAGCTTTCAGAGCCATTTCGATCTCCTTTGGGTTACCTGCTCAGCGGCAGATTGGGTTACTGGGGCCTCTTCATGGGAGGCTTGCGTGCTGGAGGGGTAGTGGTTGACTCTTCCTGGGCCTTGCTAGCCATCTCAGCCTTGCTCTTGCGCTCTTCCTTCCGTCGTTCACGCTCCTCTGCGTAGCGAGCTGCCTTCTCGCGGGCGGCTTCTTTCAGGATAATTGGATCAGCCTGTCCCTCTGTCCGGTAGTTGGCGCCCAGCTGCAGCAGCATGTCTCGCCGCTGGTTCATTGCCATCATGCCAGCGGTAGCGAGCCCTGCCTGCTTCTTGGCGTTGTTGTATCGGGACAGCAGCTCTTGGTACTCAGTGGAGGTGGTGACTTCGTTCTCGACCATCTTCTCGGTGTACTTGATCGGAACCTGCTTATTGGTCTTGGCATCGACGGCAGCGATCTGTGCCTTGGTCCTGACCTTGTGGTCGAGTCGAGCGTAGAGAACGTCCAGCTCCGACTTGATCTGATTGACCTGATCCTTTGCGTGCTCGGTCAGGAACGCCCACCAGGCATACTTCTCAGCCTGGCCCAGGAACTCTTGATCCAGGTTCCCGTTGTCGATCTGAACATCGTCAGCGATTGGGTTGCCCCAGTCTCTGTCGTTGACTTGGAGTGGTGTTGCGAGCCCGTTGAAGTCTTTGTCCATCGTGTCCCCTTTGCCCTTTATACAGGCGAGGTGGGTCTTACTGGACAATCGGCCATGTCGATTTCACATGTGGAGGGCTTTTTTCCCTGCCCAAGAATCACGGGCATAGGAGACCTCGGCGATGATGGGAATCGAGAAGTTCCAGTCTTCCATAGTCTTTACGATTGGGTTGAGGACCGGCAACTCGTTCTTGTGGATGTAGAACACCAATTCGTCGTGGATCGTCATGACGAGCCGAGATCTCATCCCGCGCAGGATGTCGCCGACCCGGACCATGGCCACCTTGAACAGGTCAGCGCAGGTTCCCTGAATCAGGAAATTGACCGCTTGTCGCTGGCAGCGCTCGCGCTCCCACTTCTCCAGCCTTGGGTTGTTCAACTCCTCGAACCGGCGGTAGCGACCGAAGTAGTTCTGGACGTACTTGTCTGTCAGAACTAGGCCAGACGTTCTGATGATCCACCGCTTAAGCTGCCGGAGCTTGGCGAAGTACTGGTCGATGAACTTCTGACACTGATCTTTGGCGAACTGCCTCTTGGGGGAGCTGATCTTAGCCCGCAGGTTTTCGGCGCCGCCACCGTAGATCACAAGGAAGTTGGTTGTCTTGGCTACCTTTCGAAGGAGGGACACTTCCTCGAACTTGGGATGGGCGTTGTCGTCCAAGATCTTCAGAACTTCATCGTAGTCGTAGCCGAACACCTCGCAGAGGGTGTTGGTGTGAACGTCACGCTTGGTGACATTGTAGCAGTCGAGGAGTACTGGATCTTGGCTGTAGTGAGCTGTCAGTCGGACCTCGACCTGCGAGTAGTCAATGAAGACCATGATGTATCCGTCTGGGCAGACGAAAGCCTTTCGGATCGTCTTGGTCTTCGCAGGTATGTTCTGCAAATTGGGACCTTGGCTCGACATGCGGCCCGTGGTCACATTTTGGTTGTAGGTGCAATGAAGGTAGTCGTTGGGATCGAGCTTGCTGAGGATGTTCTCAACGTAGGTGCTCTTGAGCTTCTTGGTCTGTCGGAAGTGAAGAATATCCTCGCACACATCGTACTTGATAGCGAGTTTCTCCATGACCTCGACGTCGAGGCTGATCTTCCCTTTGTCTGTCTTCTTCGTGAGTGGAATCTTCAGACGCTGAAAAGCTTTGGCCAGCTCATCGTTGGAAGCGAGGTTGATCTGTGCCCCAAGCTTTTTCAGTGCTGACTCTTCGTACTTCTTGGCTTCAGCCTCGAGGTCCGGTCCTGCTTTCTCAAGGTACTGGCGGCTGATGTACACCCCCCTGTGTTCCATCTCGAGGAGAACCCAGAGCAGTTGGCTCTCCATGAGGTAGAGGTTGCGCAGATCTTCATTCTCGGCCACTTTGGGCATCTTCTTCTTCCAGAGAGCCCAGGTGTAGTGGGTGTCTGACGCCGAATAGGGCGTCATCATGTTGATCGGGACCATCCCGTAATGGACATTCTTCTTCTTGCGCATCAGCGTGCGCTTGGGATTGGTCGGCGTTGGCGCAGGGATTTTCTCGCGACCCTTTTTGGTGCGGAAATCGTCGATCGCCACTTCCCACATGTCACAATTGGGATCAATCTCCTGCTTGGACAGTTCCTTCAACTCGGCAGAGCCAGTCTCTCTGAGCAGCTTGTGCTGAATCAGAACGTCGTGGACCACTCCTCGAGGTGTGATCCCTTCGTTCAGGTAGAAGTGAAGATCGAACTTGGCGTTGAACCAAATTGTGATCAAGTCTTCTTGATCGAAGAATTCCTTCAGGTCATCGATGATGTCTTCGATCTTTAGCTGCTGCTCTCCGGTCTCGTGCCGAACAGGGATGTAGTAGCTGTTCTCTGCACCCCAACTGAAACTGACGCCTACGATGTGGCCGCCAGAGAAATCCAGGCTGTTGGTCTCTGTGTCGCAGGCCACCTGCTTTCGTGTCATGAGCTGCTTGTGGAAGTGCTTCCACAGTGGCATGGTGTCGATCAGGGTGTAGACTCCCCCTGCCACACCTTTCCATGTCCTAGCTTTCAGCGGATCATTCAGTCCGATGGGTGTGATCACAAAGGCTCCTGCTGTCTTGCCAGGCCACACAGTTCTTGTGCCTTCTCAGAGGCGATTCGATCGAGAGGCGGAATCATCAGGAAGAGCACAGCCTGCTTGTTCCACAGGCTCATGTTGTGCCACTCAACGTAGAGGGCGTCGAGGCAGTAGAAGGGTCTGCCATCGTATAAGGGTCTGCCATCTACGAGACCGTTGGCGTGCATCCAGAACCGTACGAAAAACGGGTCCCCCTGGAAAAGGACTCGCTGGACGAACTCCTCACACCTTCGACGATCGTAGTCTACGCTCACTTCATTCTCCGTTCACAGCTTCACTCCACGCTTGCCAGCGTAGTCTTTCACACGCTCGAGGTTGTCCTTGAAGCTGGCACGAGAGTGATCTTCGCTCCTCTTCTTGAGCATGGCGTTACGAACTTCTGGGTCGTTGCTCTGGAGGTAGGCACTGCCTCCGACGATGCGAACGAACTTGGTGCTCTTGCACTTGGGGCATGCCGTGTCGTCGGCGTCAGGTTCTGCCTTGCTGTTCTTGAGCCAAATTGTACGGACGTGTCCACACTCACACTGCACGTCGACGACGAACGGCATGTGACCCTCCTGCTAGAGATTCGTGAACGTGGGTGCAGGACGAGCGCTAGTGTTCTTGCGCTCCTGATCTTCGATCTTGAAGATCTGCTTGTTCTTGTCGTTGATTTGCTTCTGCAGATCCTTGTTCTTCTGAGCGAACCTCTTCTCCTCGGCCTTCATGTCCTTCTCGAGAGCCCTGGCAGCGTCAACCAGCTGCCGGCAGAGGAACAGGTATTGCGAGGCATCGACCTGGATGCCAGCTGCTTTGAGGGACTTCTGGAAGCTCTTCAGCTCCGTCTTGCAGCCTTCCATGACGTCCCAGTTGGGGTAGAAGTCAGGGACATCTGGGAGATCGTACATCTGGTTTTCCAGATCATCGATCTCTTTCTGCAGTTTCTGGACCGGGGACAGCTCCTTCTTGCCGTTCTTCTTGCCCGCCTTGGCCTTGGTAGCCATGATGATCTCCTATCTTGTGCTCTTCTGCATGTTGGACCGAATCTCTCGGTCACGTTCAGACTTCTCTTGCTTTCGTTTCTCTGGAGACTTGTAGCTGTCTTTCTTCTTGTCTCGTTCCGTCTTTCCTGTTCGATGAGTTCTGCTACCGTTGCCGGCCTCTCCAGACAATCGCTTCTCCCAGTCCTCCTGGTCACGTTTGCGCCTGGATTCGAACTCCTGACGCATGCGAGCGTCTTCGACGTCTGCCTCTGGAACCACCTGGGTCAGACCTGAGATCAGATCTTTGGCTGCTGCCACGGAGAAGAACATGACCTTCTTCCCAAGATCGCATCGGATTGAAACGAACTCGCGGCTCAGCTTACCGTCGTCTCGTCTCCTCTGTTGAACCAGAGCCGCGATCTTCACGGTAGGTTCTTCCTCCGGACCAACAGAAGTCTCCTTGATGGTGCGGACAACAGTATAGGGCGAGCCAACTCTCGAGGCAGCAGTATCTTCCATGACGATCTCCCAGGTTGTCAGGCAGAGTAGATCAGTTGGTGTCGGTCTCGACCTCAGCACGCTCACGAGCCTGCTCGGCCTTGTCCTTGACAGCCTGCTTGGCTGCCCGCTTCTTGGCCTCCTCGGCTTTCTTCTTGCCCACCCCGTTGTGCTTGCGGGCATCAGCCGTCTTGACGGCCTTCTTCATGGAGACCTTCTTCACCTTCTTGTCAGCGGGCTTGGCCTTGGCAGTCTTCTTGGCAGCAGGCTTGGCCTTGGCAGTCTTCTTGGTCTTCGCAGCGGACTTGGCCTTGGCAGTTGTTTTCTTCTTGCCGCCGCCCTCCTTGGCCTCCTTCTCCCGCTTCTTGCGAGCCGCTTCCTTCTCCTCGTCAGTCATCGGCTTGCGACCACGCTTGGTGCCGAAGGACTTGGTGGCCTCTTTGCCATCCTTGACCCACCGCTTGCCGGTCGTGGTCAGCTTGTAAGTGCCATAGGCTGACTTCTCAGCCCAGCCGTCACGAATCAACCGGCGGATGCTGTTGCGGACCATGCTCTGGGCCATGGCGTCGACTTCCTCTTCGCCCCAGCCCTTCTCGTAGGTCTCCTTGCAACGCTCGGTGGCGTCCTTGGCGAACTTCTTCTTCATCTCAGCGATGTTGTGAACTTCACCGTCTGAGAGCACGTCGTAGCACTTCTGTTCCTTGGAGTTGAAACCCTTGATCTTCATTGACCCTTCTCCTGTTCTTGGTCCGCCATTGGCATGATCCCGAGATGCTCAAACACCTCGGCAAAACGATCAACTTGCGCCTTTCGATGGATGTAGACTCGGTGTGGGTAGAACCTGTACCGCTTGCGCAGCATGCCTTGAGGAGGATGCTCGATCTTCAGTGTGGGCACGACCTTTAGGACCGCTTTCGCGAGGTCGCCTGAGATATCCATCCATCCGCCGCCAGGCGCTGTCATCCACAAGCGCAAAAAGTGAAAACCATCTCTAAAGAACTGATGGTAGTTTGATCGCCTTGATACCATAACTCCAGAACCAAAGCGATCCCTAAATTGCTTTGGCGCAAGTTCTAGATCTTCTTTGGTTTTTACCGAAGGGAACATCCAGGAATCAGGTAGAGCAGGAGGGCTCCCAAGCAGTTCCCAGATCAATGTTGCCAACTTGTCGATCGGCCTTCCTTGGTCTACGTAGGGGAAGCGGGTGTACTTCCTAACCTTCACCTTGATCTTCTTACGCTTGTTCTTGCCTATGGTCTGAGGTGGGATCTCCTGGGTGTCCTGGTAGGACGCAGGTGACTCTTCCTTCTTCTGCTCTACGCCCAAAGCTCTGGTGTAGACCAACTCACACAGCGATCTCAGATCACAGTCCCACTGGTCACAGATTCCGCCCACGTCTGTGTCGTTCTCGGTGGCGATCACAGAGTCGATGAACCAGTTGCGACCGAAGCATGGGGCTCGTTCAATGGTGTCACGTACCGCCGGACTTTGCGAAGCTTTGAGCTTGGCGATCTCTTCGATGAACGGATCGATGGACATGGGTTCCGGCTCTGGACGAGGCTCTTCGAACTCGTCACCGTCATCATCGATCTTCTTCTTTGGTTGCTTGAAGCCCATGGCGTGGTGGGTAAGCATGGGCATGGTGTCGTCTTTGTCGGTCATCAGGAGTTACCGCTTTTCTGTGGTCTTAGTCCGCTCGTGTCTAATGATATTGTGCGCTACATTGAGCCTATCATGTGCGATGGTCAGGTTCATCATGTGGAGATCGAAAATGTCTTGTACCTGGTCCGGGGTCAAGTCACCACATTGGGCAAGCCCCAGGTAGGGAGTGGGCGCAAAGTGCATGGGCTCAAACCTTGTGCGGTCCACGACTGTGAACTCGATCGGCAGGTCACCGTCTGGGTCCTTGTCGAATTTGGCCTCGATCAGAGCATCGATGATGCCACAGAGCTGCGGCACATCCGTAGGCTGGACCTCAGCCCATCCTCCTTTGCTTTTGCGTTTCTGGGCCAAGAACCTGTCGATCTTGGTGAGAAGACTCTTATTCATTTCTTGATCTCCTCTGGCCAGGCACCTTTTCCCACTTCAAGCTCATGGTTCACCAATCCTGATCTTGGTCGCAAGGAGTTCCCACATCGATGTCCAGAGTCCCATTCTTGATCGTGGCCCAGAAGTACGCCTTGGGCCTCTCCCCCAGAGCCTTCACCAACGCTTCGGGTGGGTTGAAGAATTGCGTGAAGGTTCGATCCTCATCGTAGATATAGAACCCAGGGTCCTTCCCTTCCTTCCAGTCAGAGGAAAAGAGAGGCTGCTGGACCTTCACGATGAATTGCTTGCTCATGCTACATCCTTCTTTCGTCGAGCTGACCGGCGGATGGCTGGGATGAACGGCGCGTTCCTGGGACCCTTGATGTGATCCTTGCGCCAGAACAAAAGCACGGACATCCACTCATCTCGCTTCTTTGGAGCCACGCCTCGCTTGGCCAATTCCTTGGCAGTCTCTGAGTCGGGCCATTGGTCTGTGAAGATCTTTCGACGTTTGTCTCGACGCAGCTGTTTCTCTAGTTTTGGATCAAGTGGTAGCGGACCTCGCATGATTCGACAGTTGGTGCTGCCTCTCACATCGTGCCGGTATTGCAATTCCCAATGCCTGCGTGGGGCGGACAGAACCTGCCGCTGCTTCTCCTGCAGGATGTCCTCGTGCATGGTGATCGTGTAGTAGGGCGCGGGGATGTGCTGCAACTTCATTCGCTTGGCGGACTTCTTGTACCTGTTCCGGTAGCCGAAGGACTTGGTCCTCTCTTCGATGGTCACCTGGTGATCGTTGATCCACTCAACAATCCAGGTCACCACCCAAGGCATCAACGTTGCCGGCCTTACCCATTCGTCCCCTTTCCGATCAGTGAATGGTAGTATGCTTGCGTGCTCTCCATGCTTCCCGTGGACAATATTGGCGAGTGTGAACACAGTTCCTGTCGACGTAATGATGACTGCACACAGCCAAGCTGATCCAGTTTCTTCCAGGCTGTTAATGTTATAAGCCATCCTTTGGATTTCTGACATCTCCAATGGCGGATCGATGGCAAGGTAGAGAACATCAAATGGGAACTTCTCTGGCCACATACTGCCACAGGTATCTTTGATCGTCTTCATGTACTTGGCAGCATGATCATCATCTCTGATTACAACACCGTCGTAGTCCCAACCGCAGTTCTTCGTGGTCAGTCGATCTGCGAGGTGGTAGAAGTTTGCAAATAGACTCACCGGCACTTCGAAGATGCGTGCCTGGTTGACCAATCCCCAGTTGAGACTGGCTCTCTGACGTTCAGCTTCTCCCAGCTCGGTGGCTGCAGAGGCCTTTCGAAACGTCGCCAATGCTGTGAGGTACAGCTCCACAACCAGGTCCCGACCATTGATGAACGTGGTCTTGTTATTTGGATCACCTGGGATGCCGGGGATACGAAACGGAACCGTGTTCGATACCATCTCCTCGAGTGGGGCTCGTTGATTGACAATGTCGACCCACTTGTCAAAGGCCGCAGCTCCTTCCGGCGACAGGACGGACCTGAACTTCATGAGTTTCTCAGCTCTAAGCCTGGCCGCTCCAGGAAACTTAGTGATGTCTCCACCAGACTCGAACACCTTCACTGCTATTGACCCAAGCTCGTTGGCGATCTGCTCTTCGATGCGCTTGACCTCGTTGGCCAGACCGCAATCGATGCACTTCTCCTGCTCGATGTGCTTCTCGAGGAACTTGATCCGCAGCTCTGCTGCGTTGGGCTCGTCCCAGGTCTCGGACGTGTACTCCACCGCATCCATGCAGAAGCCACCCTGCCAGATGTTGACTAGCTTCTGCCACTTCTTAGGATCGGTTATAGGCTTCACCGGGCACCTCACTCAGCAGCCTGTCAATGACCCTCTTGATCTTGGTTCTGGAGTACTTCACCTGCCTCTTGGTCACACCGAGATATGAAGCCAGCCGCCAGTTAGCGATGGTCCCGCGCTCTCTCACCTGGTCTGTCACCAGATGCACTGGAGGATTGGCCAGAGTCTGGAAGACCTTCCTGTCCATGGGTCCAAGCTGGCTACTGATCTTCTCAATCAGGCTGTCGTATGATTGCTCTGGGATTGAGTAGCTACTACAAGTCTCAGCAGCGAAGACAGTGTTGTATTTGATTCTAGCTACCTCTGCCTCCATCATGTTGATGGCTCGCCACCGCAGATGCCGGCCAATGAACGTGAGGAAGGTGTTCTCTGAGTCGTCGTAGCGCGGAGTGGCAGTCACGACCTCGAGCCACAAGTCCTGCAACGCATCATCGAAGGAAAGGGACGGCATGTGGGTCACCATCCAGTGGGCAAACCACTTCACCGCTCTGTGTACGTCAGGACTTGTGATATTCATCGGGCACCTATATGGACCTGCTGATTCTTCCGCAGTAGCCGATCCAACTCTCCTAGCATCACCTTAGGAAGGTCTGTCAGATCGTTGATCACGACTGAGTTTTTGAAGTACTTCTTCACATTGTCGGTCATGATGCCGACAGCGAAGACTTCGATTGCTTTCTCTACTTCCTTGGCCACCCTCTTGAGGTACAGCTCATGATCTTCTTGGAACTGTTGCACGTTTGGGCACGGCTCACCGTCGTTGAACCAGAACAGCAAGCGACGAGGCTCCTGGTATGAGAGGAGCCTCTGAGCCGCCAGCCTCAGGCACTCACCGTCGTAGGTGTTGTCGTGTTGCTGTCGCTCCATGGCAGCACATCGGTGCTTGACCACGTGCCACGACTCGTTGAAGGACTTGTAAACCCCGACCCAGATGCCGCCCCAGCGAGTGAACACCTTCTGATCGGCAGGCGAGGCACTCTCGTAGACTGAGTAGCCTGCATAGGACGAGGTGGATGTCGAGAACCCGCAGACCTCGAATGGGATCTTCAGGGCTTCCAGTACCTCACCGAAAAGCATGGCACTGGCAGCAGCCAGTCTGAGCTTGGCACCGTGCATGGAGCCAGAGTGGTCCACCCAAAGGCTGGCTCTGGTATTGAACTCCGGGGCCTCGACACGCTGCCAGAAGACTCGTTTGCTGGTCTCGAGGCTGACACGGAAGAGGGACCGTCGATCGACCTTCCCACGCTCCTTACCCGGGTCTCGAAGAGCGCGGTTGCGGGCCAAGAGGTTCCGCATCATCTTCATCTTCATGACATTGGTAATCGCTCGGCTCTCGTCGAAGAGCTTACGAGCTGCCTGGATGTCACCACCATGGACCGGACTGATCTCATCCCTCTCCGTGGTGTAGACCAGGTAGGAACCACGAGACTGTTGCTGCGTCTTACGAGCTTCCTCACTCGCCAACTGCTGCCGGTCAGATAGCTGGTCATCCTGCTGTTGCTGCTGGTCCGTGGGATCGAAGTCAGACTTCAACGACTCGGGAGTGTCGTTTCCCTCGTCCAGATCGTCACCCTCTTCCTCGTCAGAACCATCCCCATCCGTTTCATCCTGATCTTCGTCATCATCTCCTGGAGCAGCCGGAGAATCACCCGGCTCTGTCTTCTTGTTGTCCTTCCGGCGACGCCGACGCTTCTTCTTGCCATCTCCATCACCATCGGACTCAGACTCATCACCTTCGTTTCCTTCTTCCTCTGGTGGCGGCTCAGCCAGCTCGTGCAACTTGGTCAAGATCTGTTCAGCCAACTCGAGGGTGGCCTTGTTGTCTGGCTGGTCCTTGGCAGTGACCAGGAGTGGAGCAACCTCTTCGACGTACTCCCAGAGCTTGGGCTCCGTGATCCTGACCCACTTGGTGAACTCATGGTCCTGGCCAAGCCCGGCCACTGCGCCGCACATCTGAGAAAGCTTGCCCCACTCGGACAAGCGATCCCAATTGCCGATGAGTCTCTTAGTGGCCCAGGAAGCAGTCTTCTCAAAGTTGGGCCGGCAGCCCCTCCACTTTTTGATCATGGCTGCTTCGATGCGAGCATCCTCGCAGATGTTGACCATGGTGTGTAGCTTCTTGGGGGTCTTGTGCTTCTTGATCTTGGTGCCAAGAGTGAAGTCACTGTGCAGAACGTGGCTGGATTCGTGATCCACCAAGCCTGGGATGGCTTGCAGGAATTCCTCGGGGGCGCCCTCGCCGATGACGGGGAGGAAGATGCGCTTGCCGTCGGTGCAGCAGAGATCACCCTTGAAGATTACTTCGATGCCGTAGTTCTCAGCCAAAATGCGGCTGAGCTTCTCAGTGGTGTTCTCGATGAGCTGCACACGAGCGGTCTTCATGGTGCCTCAACCTTCTCCACATCATTGATGTCACAGCTGAACCAGTACCCACCGTGGCCTGTCCAAACCACAGTAGGATTCGTCACAGGCAGGATGCCAGCTGTGGAGCCGGGGAGCAGGTGATGGATGCAGACCTTCCTACCACGTGGGTTGTCGTAGCTGGGCCCACGCTGTGGGTGTGTCGACTTGATGATCACTCCTTTTGGGATCAGAACGTAGTCTCCACGCTTGATCGGCAGTGAGTCCAAGCTATGGTAGCCCTCGTACTGGATGTTTCCGTCCCCTTCGCACAGACCACAGCCAGCGATTGGGAACTTGCTGGTGTCGCTTCCAGTTCCATTACACCGTGGGCACTTCATCGCTTGATCCCCCTTGAGGTCTCGAAAGGCATTCCTTCCAGCATGGCTTCCAAGATCAGTGTTGAGTCAGCACCCTCTTGCTCCAACTTCAGAGCCTTGGGTGGCAGGATGTGGCACATGTGATTCACTGGCATGCCATCCGAGAGCCTGTGCCCTTGGTTGCAGTAGGAAGTGCAGTAGATCTGCTCATCGTCCATGGTTCACTTATTGTCGATCTCTGTTTTCCTCAGCTCCACGAACTTGCTACTGTCAGCCCCCTCTCCGGTGATGACAAAGTCTTCTGTCATCTTCAGGAGTTGAAGGAAGAACTCGATTCCGTATTTGCAGCACAAGTAGCTGACGTCCATGGGCCCCGTGGCCAGGTCTTTGCGGACCCTGCGCAGCAGCGGCTCGAAGATGCTGACAACCTCACCAAGGGGCTTTTGGGGATCGCTCATAGGTCACTCTCACTTCTTCTAGATCGATTACTCCCTCGTCATCCACCTTCTGAATAGTCAACTGCACTCCCGCCGGTAGCACTACAGTAAGAATTGGGTCGCAGTGATTCTTTGTCTTCAACCACCCCGCGATCGTATCTGTGAGCTTTTGGGCTGCTGTGACCATCTGCTCCATATAGATCTCGTCGTAGTCCTCTTTGGTGCATTGGAGCACAGCAAGGTAGCGAAACATCCTATGTGTCCTCGAAAGCTCTCTGTACGATGCCTCGACAGACCTCTGCGTCCTCAGTGTTCATGCGGTTTAGGAAGCAGTACTTGGCTGCCGTGATTGGGTTTCCGATGAAGAGGTACTTCTCCACCCAGTTGATCAAGTCGCGAGTGGAGAGGGGAACGCTCAGTTGGTGATTGGCGAAGGCGTCGCGCACCTTGTTGATGCACTTGACGAAGGCGGTAGCCTCGTGGTTCTTGAGCGGAGGAGTGTGCCTGGTGAACTTCTTCAGCAGCATCTTCTCCTCGTTTTCCGGCTTGAGCCAGTCCATCTTGATCGTGAGACCGAACCTGTTGAGCTGAGCGTAGTTCTGCACCCGGGTTCCGTGAGCGTAGAGCCCAGTGTCGTCGCCCTGCCCGCAGGTGTTGGCAGTGGCCACGATCACGTTGTCCGGGTGCAGATCGACGATCTCGATTTCTCCATCTTCGTCCGCTCCCTTCTCCAGGAGCATGAGCTTGCCATCTTCCCGCTGCAGCAGTCGCTGAATCACGAAGCTGGTGTCGGCGTTGATGGTGTCCCACTCGTCCAAGATGATGATCGTCCCGGGGGTTGTCATGGCCACTGGCAGGATTCCCCGCTGGTAGACCATGGTTCCCTTCTTGACCACCCACTCACCCACTAGGTCGTTGCGGGTGAGGCAGGCGTCGAAACTGATCTTGAAGACGGAGTAGTTGAGCCTGGCAGCCACCTGCTCGACCAGCGACGTCTTGCCCGTGCCGGTGTGTCCAACCAGGAGGACCCGGTCTCGGTTGGTCATGCCGAGGAGGAGAACCCGGGTCTCGTCCTTGGAGAAGATGTAGCCCGGGTCGATGGGAGGCGTGTAGCGAGTCGAGTCGGAGAAGCCCTCGATTTCCACGTCGTCCTTCAGGTCGAGCCCGAAGGTCGCGTTACGGGAGAAGGCCTTCTTCTCTCGCGAGGCTGCCGGAGCCTTGCGTGGCCCCAACGGGGGCGGGGTTTTCTTGATATCGCTCACATTGATCTCCTATTCCATGAGAGCCAGCTGCACGACCCCGTTGTAGTCGATCTCTAATTTCCAGCCTATCGACTGTGCTCAGCATGGAATTCATGACTATCACATGTATCATAGGGATAGCAAGCATTTTATACGAGATCACCAAATAGCCTTTGATTCTCTATCCTTAGCTAAGTCCATGAAAGAAGTAACTTTTTCAGGGATGATCCCATTTTCTTCATCACCATGGGAGTTTACCCACAGGAATCGATCGTTTGTCACGATGGTATCGATGTTCATGTAGTTGAAATTCAAGTGATTTGCAGGTCGATCCCATTTCCCACCAAGGCCCATGATACGCTTTTTCCACGTTTCCATGGCCCTCTGAGAGTCCAAGCTGGAGTACTCTACAGCCTCAACATTCTGTAATCCAAGCTCTTTTATCAACTTTCGGATCGACGTACCTGGCCAAGATGCGCTCCGTTCCTTCACGATGTCATAAAAGATCACCACCCTTTGGAACTGAGACGCTACCTGCTGCAGCAATCTGACGCTCCATTTGATCAACCCGGCGTCTTCAGGATGGTTCGAGGTCATGAATCGTCCGGTGTGGTGCCGGATCAAAAACAGATCAGCAGTCTTGACAATGAGAATCTCGCTCATCGAGCTGCCCAACTGCAGAACTCCGGCGACTGCACGTCGATCGCTGCCTTGACCTCAGCCTCCATCAGCTCGGCTGAGTGCAATGGGCAATTAGGATCTAGTGTGTCGCCGAGGTCCAGATCGAGTCTGTCCCAGGCCTCGTGTTGGTACGGAAAGACCTTGACGATGAACATGCCTGAGAGTTTCTCAGCCATCTTGATCATCTTACTTTTTGCGTCTCGGTCCCATGCCAATATGATCTCTTTTACTCGATTCCTTTGCAAGAGATCAATTTGGCTATCGCTGAGCTTCTTCCCGAAGCAGGCGAAGCCAAGGCGGCTCGTCATCTCCCGAATCGCATGCGCGTCGATAATGCCCTCGGTGAGGACCACACGACCAAGGCCCATGGAGTTGGGATGGAAGAGGCCTCCCACCCAGCGTCCAAGAGGCCAAAAGAAATGAGCAAGATCTGTGTCTGGCCAGTTGACCCACTTGGGCCTCTCCCAAGCAGCGCCAGCATCTCGTGCTACAGCAGATCGACACGTTCCTTCTTGATCGTAGATTGGGAAGATGATTCGCTTGACAAAGGTGTTCTGATACTTCTCTGGCAGGAAAGGGAGCTTGGAAACGCAGTACCTGACGTCGTAGAGGGCCTGCCGGTCATCTGGGAAGCCTCGCTTGCCAGCGTAGCGCTTGAAGCTCTGGGAAGCTCTGCCAGTGGCCTCAGAGAGCTTGTAGAACTGCCTGGGCATGTCGATGGTCCGAAGCTCAGGTACGACCTTTTCCTCCTCCCCAGTGCCCTCCTCTAGCTCGAACATCCTCTCCAGAGCCATATCCAGGTCTTCGCAGTCGGGAGTGATCTCGACAGACTTGATGACCCTCTGAAGAGCTACCTGGAAAGAAATGTGTTCAGCATCGGCGATGAAGCGGGGCAAGAAAGCAGTACCACGCTGCACGTCTGGGTCGCCATAGCCGCACTTGTAGCAAATCCAGGCCTTCTTGTGGATGTTGATCCAAAGATGTGCGTGAGTGTCTGAGCCGGCGCAGCCCTTGGGAGCGAAGCAGTTGACTCGAAGTTCGCTGCTCCCTGATGGGATCACTCTGTCGAAGGTGCCGTGGACGTAGCTCTCGAGATCAAAATTCTGAAGTGCCCGCCTCAGTTTTTCGTCGATCATGAATGTACTCCATCCGGAAACCGGGTTGACGCCTCAACCAGCGCTCCAATTGGATTGCGCGTTGACCCTTGAAGCGTCTGACAATAGGAGGAGTGCTCACAACTACACCATCCTGATCAACTTCCACTCCCACCGTCATTCTTGTTGTGCTGAACCAAACCCACATAGGATTATGGTGGTCCTACTTGTACCCGTGGCGGGCGACTGATCGTAGTCTTCTTCAAAGGTGGTGGCTTCTTTTGGATCGTCGGTACGGTGATGATCTTCTCGCCGCTCTTGTTGAATTCCACCGTCGGGTCGTAGAAGCACATGCGCTCGAGGTCTGTCTGAATCTGGACCATGACGCCCCTGGGACCGTTGCGGTTCTTGGCCAGCAGAAGCCTCATGATGCCTTCCTTGGCCTCTTTCGGAGTCTGGTTGATGGTGACCAGGAGGTCGGTGTGCATGGCCTTGCCGATGTCCTCCGACGTGTCCTCCTCGTCGTGGGTTTCCTTGGCATAGGCGGCCCGGCGGCTCTGGGTGGCTGAGATGAGAGGCACATCGAACTCACCAGCCAAGTTACGCAGGCCCAGCGTGATCTCTGTGAGCTGCTCTCGCTTCTCCAAGCGCAGGTCGTGGCTCTTCACCAGGTCCAGATAGTCGACCAGGATGAGGTCTGGTATGAATCCAGATCCAATGCACTTCTCTATGTGGGCCCGGATGGTGTGGATAGTGGGCGCATGCATCGGGTAGTACTTGATGATCAAGCTATTGCCAAAGACCTTGCCCATGTCGCCCAGTGCAGTAGCTAGTTCCGCTTCCTGGTCCACTAGGTCTTTGACCTTGATCCTGGAGAACGAGGCATCGTAGCGCTCAGCTACCTCGTCCTCGCTCAACTCCATGGTGTAGTGCAGTACCTTCTTCTTGAAGATCACCGCTCGCTTGCCGCAGTGGACCAGAGCGATAGACTTGCCTCGAGATGTAGGGGCCATCCACAGAAAAAGCTGCCGGGCCTTGACGCCTCCACCCATTAACTCGTCCAGCTCGGTGATACCCGTGGGCATGATCTTCATCTGCTGCCGGATGATTCGATTGGCAATGCGCTCGGCGTAGCTGATGAAGTACTGGCTGCCGATGTCGTTAACTGAGGTCCCGACCCGAAGTGCCTTCGAAAGCAGACTTTCGATCTCGTCGAAGGCTGTATCGTCTGTAGCAGTCCTGGTGAGCAGGGGTGGAACCTCGAGGATGGCCTTCTTGATCGCCTGGTGGCGGCAGAAGGTGGAGATCTCCTCTATGATGTAGACTTTGTTGTCGACAGGTTCCTTGATCTTCTTGTAGACCTCAAGGAACGAGTGAACCTCAGCGGACTTGATCCTGTTGTTGGTTGAGTCCTTCTTCAACTCGTTACGAAGAGCGATGTCGTCCATCCTCATCTGATAGTTTCGATAGTAGGAACGAAAAGTCTCGAAGTACCAGGCGAGAATGCCGTCGGCAAAGTAGGCCGACTCGACGATGTCTTGAGCGAGGAGAAGGAACTCGAAGTCCTTCATCATCAGAGCCAGGACTTTGATTTGGAAGTCCCGGCTGAACGAGAATTTGGAAGTTGCCACTGAGGATCCTTTCAAGACTCCGCATGGCGTGGGAACAAAACATCGGTCCCGATCACACTTCAGAGCGACGGAGTATGAACATCTGCTTCAACTGCTGATACAGCACGTCGACCTTCGTTGGCTTGAGGTTTTTGATCTTGTATCCCCACTTCATATGCTTCCACCAAGAGTGGTGCTTGTCGTCACATGTTCGATCGTGGTAGGCCCGCCACATCTCAGCCAGCCGGCTCCACTCTTGCAGGTTCGTTAGAGGACGATACAGCTCTTTCTCGCGTCCTAGGAATTTGGCTGATCCATTGGCAGACACATGCACTTGGCCCAATCCATAGTCGTTGGTTGAAGAGCGAAGATTAGATTTCCACTGACTCTCGTGTGTGATGAATGCCACCAGCAGTAGAGGATCAATTCTTCTACGAGATGTCACCTTGTGGACAATCTTCGCGTAGTGTCGCACCAGTCTGCGCGACAACTGTGGAGCGACTTTTTGGATTGCCACTTTCACTTCTTGCACTGTGTAGTACTTTTCAATCGTCGAATGTTCTAGTTCTGGAAACAGGAAGAATAGTGCCAGAAAGATCGTCTGCATGGGGCCTCCTCAGGACGTACTTCACCTCTCGATGACGCCGTCTCTGGAAACCCACATGACTCGTCCAGCGGCCGACGAACACACCGACGATGAAGCAAAGAAAAAAGTACAGCATGATCAGATTCGTCCCAATCGCTTTAACTCGTTGAACACCGAGTTATGAATCAACCAGCGGGTATCGAAGATCCCGACTGGCGCGAATCTTTCGATGCACTGTCTCTCGTCCAGGCCCCAGTCTAGCATCAATCGTTCTAGCCTAGTTTTGTTGATCCTGTCAAGTTCCTGATCTGTGATCTTCGCATTGAAAATCACGCGTGACTCAACAGAAGCTGAAATCTCACCTGAATCTACTCGCTTCCTGTACTCCTTGTAGCGTTCTTTTGCTGGAAATGCACCAGTCCTTCCTCGCAATTCGTAAGGCTTCGCTGCTCGTCTCTGCGTGCGATGAATCCAGAAGAATTGGGCCCGGCAGAAATCTTCATAGGGAGCTTTGATCTCGTCGGCGATCTTGGATGCCTCCAGGAGAGCCTTGTAGACTCTTGATTCTGGATCAAGCTCACTGTGCCGGTTCACCCAGCGAAGCGTTGGCTTGAGGCGGTACTCTCCAAGAACGGCCTCGTAGGCCAAGGCCATCATGAATGCTGGATCAATCTTCCCCCTTCCTGCGGCGTACCTTCGATCCTGAGATGGTGGCGATTTTTCCGCCACTGTGCAATATGAGATCGCTTCCGCTGGATTGGATGGGGTAGTTGATAGCCTCTCGGAACGATCGGTGGAGTGCTGACGGGAGGAAGAGCTGCGTTGGTTGTCCGAAGCTGCTCGCGAGCGCGGCGGCGGCATCTTCGAAATCTTGGGGCTTGAGGGGCTGTCCCCCGAAGATGTTCCCACTTCCTCCGAAGAAGACTGGCTTTCGAGACCCGAAGAGGGGGATGTCGACGACGGTCCAAGCGCTCTTTGACGGGCTCTCAAGACGCGTTCCTGCATCTTGGTTAGCTTCACCCTGGCCATCGTCTTCCATCCTCCACGGGGCTTCTGGGCGCCTCACACGCATGCTCTGCCTCAGCTTCTCCAACTGCCGGCGAAGTTCTAGGTTGACCTCACTCACTCAATCTTCCATGGCGCATCAGGACGCTCGATACGGCGGGCCTTCCTGGCCTTCTCTTCCTCCTCAGCAGCTTTCATCATTGCGTCTACAGCAGCGATGTGCATTGAAGGATCATCTTGCGGCCATTGGCCAAGATACTCACGACGGAAGTGATCTGTGTTTCCTGTGTGGCCAACGGAAAGTACAATGCCATCGATGATCTTTTTGATCTCAGATTCTGAATCGGTGATGGCCCAATTGGGCATGTGGTTCTTGGCAAAATTGACGATCTCAAACATGCTGCTATGGATCTCCTGAGCAGTCTGTGCATTGTTGCGGCTACCGATGAATTTGTCCGCTTCAGAGATCATCTTCTCAGCAATGGCCTGCAGAGCTTTTTGCTTTCCGCCACGATGCCAGTCTCGAAGACTGGCCTCGATGACCTCTATGAACTGCTGGCGACTAGGTCTGTTCAATGAATTCGGATCAATATTGGTCAACGTTGTGCGGAATGCCAAACTCGATGATGGAAGCTGCTGCGTCTCCGTAAAGGACGAAGATGGCGTAGTGTTGTCGATGTCAATCGTCTCCGCCATAACCCAGGTGCAATAGGCCGAATCGGCCGACCGCACTAGCAGCCCCATCGGCAAATGGACCTGCCCAGACTGAGGCACCAGCAGTTCTATCTCCGGCGAGATGCTTTGCTGGCTGTGCCTGACCTGGACTACCTCCAAAGTGGCCACAATCCCTCTGCTGTCGCAGAAGTCAAGATGATCTCCTGGGCGAAGGTCTTGGTTTCGGATGGCGTGATGACCTTTGATCCAAAATGTTTGCATGGGTGTCGGTATCCTCATTGAATTGATGATCGACTGCTTGAGATGCTCCTGCCATTTTGCCCAATGTGAATCAAGATCAGAGTTGCTGATCTTAATTGACTTGATCTCAAATTCAGCGGACCCCATACTCCGTACTCCGTAGCTATAGATCGCGCGCACGCGCGCGTTTTTATTTATTACTATCTCTTCTTTCTTCTTTACTTTGATCTTCTTTTAAGATTGATCTTAATGGATAGAACTCTTCCCCCTTCGGGGGAAGAGATTCTACTGATCCCCTAGAAGGGAAGCCGGCAACAGGTGAACAATTGAGATTCTTTGAGAATTGTCCACGTAGATCCTTATTTCTTCTGACAATCTCAGCCGCGACCGATTTCGTTGGAGGAGGGCTCTTTTTGATGGGCGCGGGAGAAGATTCAGGATCCACGCCCTCGCCGGCTGCAATCTTAAGCTCTTTCGCCAGCTTCTGGATCTCGTCGTCCTCAACCACGTCAGTGGAGACGGACTTCTGGGACGGACTCTCCTGACGTACGTCTACTAGGTCCGTCTCTAGAGACGGACTTCCGTGACGTGGTTCCGGCCAGGAAGGCTGCCTCTGGAACTTGAGGGAGGAGGAAGCAGACCAGCGAGCCTGCCGGTTCGAGTGGTCAGAGGTGACGAGCTTGTGGGTCCACTCGAGGTCGGCGAGCCAGCGCTCGATTGTGCGGTACCCGAGTCCGGTCATGCCGGCTAGCTCGGTTTTGGTAAGGGAACGATCGTGCCAGAGGAGGAGCAGAAGGAGAAGCTTGGGTCCAGGTTTGATGCTTGTGTCAGCGATTGGGTTTCCAAGTTGATCCATTTTTCGCCACAGCACACGCGCAAAGACCCCCGCCCCCTGGTCTCATAAGAACCAGGATCACACTGGACTCCAAGGAAGACCAAAGGGCTGGTTACCAGGGTTTGGGGGATATGGTGTGTCTGTGCCTCCTTGGGTACAGTTGTTGGTTCTTATGAGGCCTCCAGCGTCTCATGGGCATGTAGGCCTCGTCAATACCTATTGCACAACATACTACTAGTATTGATCTTTTTCCTTCTGTCTTGACACCTCTTCCGTGACCACTTACGGTAACGTGGTACACCTGAGAGATACAATCATGGGTAGACCTCGGAAGATTAAGAAGAAACCGCCACCCGTTCCACCAGGGCAGCTGATGCAGCGCCCTCGCAAGGGATCTCTTGACGAGATTACCGATAGGCGTCAGCAGGTTATACGACTGCGGCTCCGAGGCATGGGGTATCGTGCCATTGCCAAGGAGTTGGGTGTCGGGCACATGACTGTCAAGCGGGACCTCGAGGCCATCTCCGAGGAGACCCGTACCAAGATGGGCAAGCTCGAGAAGGACTACGTGCTGGCTCAGTCCCTGTCGGTGTACGAGGAGATTGAGACACAGGCCTGGGACCAGTTTTCCAAGAGCGCTCCTGGCTCCACCCAGCGGGCCAACTTCCTGCAGGTGGTACGGGCGGCGCGCAATGACCAGGCCAAGTTGTTGATGGACATCGGCCTCATCTCCAAGACACCCCAGGAAGTGCGGCACGTCGTGACCTCGAAGGTGATCGAAGGCTGGACGCCGGCAGCTCAAGACCTTGTGGCACTGGCGATCATCAAGGCCGGGCTCACGCCGGCCATGGAGCCTATTCCCGATACCAATCAGCTTCCTGCTTCCTTCCCATCGGTGATCGATGCTCCACCAGACAGCGATGAGGACGAAGAAGAGCAAGAGGCCCCCGCTACGTGATGTCCTTCCAAGGTGCATTGGGACGGCTGATTGGTTCTGCTTTGAAGAACTCACTCCTGGTGCTGGCTAGCTTCACTAAGATCTTTATTCCAGCAGGAACGTGATCGTAGAGAGAGCAGACCAGGTCTTCTCTTTCTCGTTCACTGATCCCAGACACAACGATGGTTAGTAGTCCTCGGTCCTCATCGATTTTGTGGATCCAAATATCTGGATATTGATCTAGAATTAACTGATTGATGCCATAAATGGAGTAAGCGGTCGGGAGTTTGGGCTTGCTGCCTGGCATTGGTTGATCCTAGTCAATAATCCATGGAGCTGCCCGCCTTATCATTGGTTCGAAGAAGCTGACTGAGCCGATCTGAAAAGGCATATTGTTCTCGAGGCAGTGCAATACCCACGCTAGGTCTTCTTCTCCTACGAAAACAAGATCTACTAGACCATTGACGTTGAAGTTGATCGTTTTTAGTTTGATCTTGGGCAGGTATCGTCTGGTGTAGAACTTGACGGCTGTTTTGCAGTAGGCAAGGAACTGGCGGTGTCCCAACACTGGGTGATTTGGCATCAGTTGATGTCCCGATGTGGTGCTTCGCTCCGGTAGACCTTCAGCTGTTCCGGTGGATTAGCTTGAGTCCACCTCTCGATCAACTCGATCGCTTTCTTCAGGTGACCAAAGTCAGAGTAGTTGACCACCTTGTCGTTACTGTGGATCCTGACGTCGGTGATGAAGTCGCTGTGCCGGCGGCCCTCGTCATCTAGAGACTTCCAGATCGCGAACTCGACCCCGGTGTAGGACTCAGCGGGGGCCCCGGGGATGGAGTGGAGCCCAAAGCCAGCCTGGATGGACAGGATGTAGCCGTTGGGGGAGAGAGCGTGGATCGAGATGCCACGGGAGTCCCGCCACAGCTCCTCGACGTCGCTTCGATCGGAGATGACCCGCCAGCCTCGATCGATCAGGAGCTTCACGAGAAGGTCTTGCGTCATGGTTGACATCGTTCTGCTCCCTGTTCTACTCTCTCCACAGAGGCGTCATAGGCCTGTTGGAGTCTGCCGGTTGGCGCCAGCCGCCAGCGGCCTTTGGCGACACTCCGTAGCGGAAAGCAGACTCGCCTCGGGGGCACCCGAGGCTGACCGCTATCGAGCCTCTATTTCGTAGTCCTCGTCGTAGTCGGCGACTTCTTCTTCGTAGGCCGCCTCGGTGTCTGCCGCCTCCAAAAGCTCTGTGTCCGAGAGTAACCAGATCGCTTCGTCTCTCCAGCCACGCTCCTTCAAGTAGCTCTTGGCGTACCGCCAAGAAGACAGATGCGGGGCATCAGAACACCGAGGTGGAGACGCCGAACCTTGTCCTCCCGGTCCATCTCCAGGCGGAGCATGTGGAGGTCTTCAAGGATCTGAGCGGTTTCTTTGTCCTCGATGGCTTTCAGCCTGTTGGCTTCCTTTTGCTCCTCTGGTGTGAGAGTGATCTCCTCTTCCCACTCTCGTTTCCAGTCCGTGTCGCAATTGTTGATTGATCGGCTCATTGATCCCTCTTCGTACGGTAGTAGAACGACACCTTCACTGTGTCACTAGTCGTGGTTGGCACATCACCTCGTCGTAGATCTTTTTTGCTGCTTCGTACGATTCGGCTTGGAATTCCTTGATCCGTGTTGCCCCCTTCGTGAGGAAATCCTTCTGAGGATGATTGGCTGGTAGCAATGTGAGTTCCAGATCATCCTTGTTCCAGATCTCCCAGTCCTTCACGTCTTCCCAGGTCAGCTCCCACTCTTTCTCGTCCCAGGGAGCTTTACCCTTTGTGATCAGCTTCCACTCGTCTTCAGTCGGGTCACGGAACTCGCCTCGAAGCTCAGCGTCGTACTCCCCATCCCGATCAGGCCCCCAGCTATGCATCCTGCCTTCCCAGATGCTGATCCCATCAGGAGCATTGTCAAGCCCATTGTCATCGAGCCTGTAGCTACCAGAGCCTTCGTGCCAGGCTGCCCAGCAGGAACCGATAGCGTAGAGAACACATCCAGCTCCACCATTGCAGGCCACCACCAGTCGGCTGTTCATCTCTCTTTTGTACTTCGACCACGGAGAAAGCTGCTCTCCAAGATCGATGGGCTCTGCAACCGTCCAGTCTTTGTTTGGCATCACTTTTTCTCGCTCTCAACTTGATCCAACTTGGTGTACAGAATAGCTTTTGTCTTCTCTCGACGATAGAATGACACCTTGACCGAATTAGGATCAAGGTCCCACATCGGATCTGCGTCCTCGAAGTCGTTTCCAGGAAATAAAGACCCACGCCAACTACGCACACACTCTTCGATGTAGCCTCGGGCGTCAGTCTTGGTCGCCGTGGGTGGCAGTTCCAGTTCCACCACAAACTTGGCTTTGACTTTCCGCTTCATCGTCTCTGCCTTGGTTCCCAGGGGACTGCAATCCTTCCGTCACCGTTGCAACGATCGCAGACCTCGCGGTTCTGGCGCCGGCCTACAGGGCAGTCTCCCACACGATGTAGCTCGTCGGTAAAGTCTTCCATGAAGACCCAGTCCCTGACTGTGCCATGGCCCCCACATTCTGGACAAAGCACAAGTTTCCATCCTGGCCTACGCTTCCCGTTGCGTGGATACGTGTTGAGATCACGTATCCCCTGACTCGTAAGTTTCGACTCTGGCATCTTCTAATCCTTGACGCTACTTTTCGTCTGCATCTGACATGTGGTGCATTACCTTGTTGCGAAGAGGCTTCAGTCCGGCTTTGATTCGATTACGATCACATTCCTCAAGAAGCTTGAGCTTCTCCCACTGGGCCACACGTTTTGCTACGTCCATTGGGTCCTGAGACCCTTCAAGAGCTTCAGTAGGGACACCCTTGCGGATCGCCCGGTCAATGGCATAACGCAGCAGCGCATCTTGATCCTCGTCCGAGATGAGCTTCTTCTCTTCCATGACAAAACCTCATCGGTTGATCTCCTTTTTGATCTTCTCCACATCTTCCACGCAGAGTGCTTTGACCTCGTCGTCTGCCACCTTGTCAAGGAAGTACAGGAGGAGGAACCCGAAGTCCTTGCGGTTGAGCACACCTTGCGCGAGCCTGTCCCAATCAACGTAGGCCTGGTCAAAGTGGAATCCTTCATGGATGTAGATCTCAAAGGCCAACCTCGCTGCTTGTGACTGTGTGAAGTCGTTGCCTGCGATGGTTAGCATGACGGATTCTCTTGCCATGCTTGATCACTTTCTTCTGGGGTGCAATGGTCTTCGTGGGTGCAGAGTGGGTGCTCGACAGCTCATGAACGCAGTGCCGGACAGCCAGACCAAACCCAATGAGGCAGGCTATCAGAATCGCCAGGGTGAGGACGATCCAGAAAGCATTCTCGAGGCGCTCCCGAAGAGGAGGTCTTGCTTGCCCGAAGACCACTCTGGGAGGTGCAGAGAAGCTTGGGTAGCGGGCTGCAGTTCGAGGAGAGAACACTGGAGCCACTGCCAGCTCGATCACCTTCAGGTGAGTCTTGCCGGGTGCCAGACGGGTTCCTCGGCCGATCATCTGCTCGTAGAGAGAGCGAGAGTCGGTGTTACGGGCCAGGATTACGCACTCGACCGTGGGCTCGTCGTAGCCCTCGGTGAGCACGTTGCAGTTGGCCAGCACCTTGATCTTGCTCTGGCTGAATTGCTTCAGTGTCTCGGCGCGGTCTTCCTTGTCCATGCCACCGTGGACGAAGCAGGCCTTGATGTCGCCCTGGTTGAATGCGTTGGCCACTTCGATGGAGTGCCCCACGTCATGACAGAAGATGATCGTCTTCTGGTTGGAGGCCAGGGTCTTGTAGGCCTGCAGGACGTGTTCTGCATCCAGAGACTCGACCTGGTGCTCGATCTTCTGTATCGGGACCAGGAAGCCCTTGTGGGTCAGCGCGTCCGTGCCCATCGAGAAGATCACACCGTCTGTGAAGACCTCGAGGAGGTCTGCATCATCGGAGCGGTATGGCGTGGCTGTGAAGCCGATCACCACTGCGCTCGAGAAGTGGTCCACGACCCGACGGTAGCTCTGTGCTGAGGCGTGGTGGCACTCGTCGATGATCACCAGGTCGAACTCGCTGGCGTTGAACTTGAGGAGCCTGCCGTTCGTGTTGAGGCTCTGGATGGACGCCACCACGACCGGGCAGTTCTCGCTGGCCTTCTGCTTGGCCTTCTCGATCTCAGCGCTCAGGCCAGCGTCTTGCAGCTTGTCCTGGGCCTGGGTTAGCAGCTCGCCTCGGTGGGCAATCACGAGGGTGCGCTTGCGACTCAGAACCTTGGGCAGTTCAGAGAAGATGACTGTCTTGCCGCCACCTGTGGCCAGGTGAGCCAACATCCGACGCTTGCCTACCATGACAGCGTCCAGGATGCTGGAGAGACAGGAGTTCTGGTATGGTCGAAGTGTTCTCATCCTGAGCAAATATAGTCGATCTCACTTTTCCTACTCGATGTCACTCCATTGAGTGTTGACTCGCTTGCACTGCCTGAGTAGCTTCCAGAGCACTACCTCTTCCCAGACTTCCCACTGGTTCAGGTCCCAGTTCCAGATGAGGATGTAGACGGACATGGCGTAACCATCTTTCGTCGATCTGAATTCAGAGTACAGCAGCACCCGTCACCAATGTATAGCTGCCGTTCAATCCGAAGTCGATCCTTTTTATTCGCATCAAGAACCAGACCACACCAGTAGCGACCATCTTGAAAGCGGAGAGCCCCACAAGGGGGTTTGTGACCGTAGAGAGCAGCGCCGACGATGCATGGTGCCTTCTTGCAGCAGAAGCCGCAACCCACGCAAGACGGATAGGCTACAGAGGTTCTGGGCTGTAGATCTTCCATGATGCCTCAAGCAGTAAGGCCTGCTCCGCGATGGATGTGGCCTCTTCCAGTTCTCCGGCTGCTTTGGCTTTCAGTGCCTTGTCACGGAGGTACCTGATCCTTTCTCGTACCGTGTCTCTGAATTCTTGTATCTGCCAGGCTTGCTCACGAGCGTATTCCTCGAGAGATTTCCCAGGTGCCTTTTCCTCCTCGTATGGGTCGATCCCATATTTGATCCAGTCTATTTCTCTTTGGTCCATCACCACACAGCCTTTTTGGATCGTCCTGAGATTGCCGATCCGAGTTTGGTTTTGGGCTTCTTCTTCCTTTTGGACTGGCGCCGTACCTTGACGCTGGTCACCGTGGAGTCTTTCATGTTCTCCACGTACGGCTCGAGAGCAGAGATGATGTCACCGAAGCCACAGTGGTGAAACGTTTCACCTAGAAGGGAAGAGGCTGCGCTCAGGAACGTGTCGTAGTGGTTGAGGGCCACCTTGCTGAGGATGTGTGTGTCTGCCCAGGCAATGCTCCAGAGCATTGCGGCGTAGGCGTGAGCACGCTTTTTGCCAGCCTTCAGCATGATCTTGTGGGTCTTGGCATCGAAGTGGCAGGTGGACCCAACCATCCTCTTGCTGTACTCGATCTCGATTCCCATTCTCTTGACTTCATCTCTGTTGTTCCAGCAGATGAACTTGATGATCTGGGTGAATTCTTTTCTGATGCGCCACGGGTAGCAGTCGCTTTCCTCTTGGAGCTGGATCCGCCGGGCTTTGGTCTCTTCTTTGCGGTTCTCTTGCATGGTCAAAGAAGACACCATGGCTCGTCGGATCAGTGATCCTGCTTTCTCTGAGCAGGGAAGGCAATAGCGCCGGATATCGTCGTGATGCATGGTCTTTGGTGCTCGCAGGCCGGTGTTGCAGTTTGGACAGCGCCAGATCTTCATGATCAGTTCCTGATGATCTCGATATGGAGGTCCATCGGAATGTCGAAGACAGCTCTGGTGGCGGTTTTCAGGTCCACGGTGCGATAGGGAAGGTTGATGGAGACTCCCACGACTTCCTCGGTGAGTAGCTCGACTCCTTGTACTCCGGCAAAGGCTGAGGCGGGTCCGAAGATGACGAGGTCTCCCACCTGCATTTCCTTCACACAGATCAGCATTCGGTTCTCCATATTCTTCTCCTCAGCCATAGTGTCTTCGATCTCAGTCTTCCTGGTTGTTTCTGACCTCATCCTCGAGGTAGCTGACTGCCTCGTTTGGCAATGTTGTGGTGGCACGAAGTACCTTCAGCTCGAGGGGCTTGGCTAGCTCTTCAAGCTTGGCCTGCAATGCATCGGCCTGGTCGTCATTGGTGACGGTGCAAACCTGGATGTCCACGTTTCGGCCGATCTGGCTGATCCCAACCACCATGAAAGTAACCATTGCCATCACGCCCTCTTAGTTCAGTTGGTTCTCGCTGCAGGGTGCTTTGTGTCCGCCACGCAGCTTGCAGTAGTCCTTGTGTTCACAGTCCTTGCAGTCCTCATTCTCGTCGACACTGGCCTCCATGTCAGCCACAGCGCCAACCAGCTTGCCGAGAACAGCAGAGGCCAGGCGCCAGTAGATGATCCCGTACCTTTTTGATACGTAGCTGCATTCCTCTAGGATCCGATTCATGAGCTGGTCGTTGAATCGATCCAGGTCTGTTGGTTGGAGATGCCTCTTGATGTCCACGAGGCATTCTCCGAAGATCGAGTTGAGAAGGTGCTCTCCGGCGTCTTTCTCTCTCATGTCCACTTTGTAGCCGGTGCTGAGGGTGACGTACTTGGACCTGGACTTTGGACGGGCCACGGTGATCTCCTAGTCGCTGCTGTCGACTGCGTTGAGGTGTCCGCACTTGGTGCAAACGCTCACATGATAGCAGCGTCCGCCGTGGTAGATACCTCTTTTTTGGCACTCCTCGGAGCTGATCCCTTGGTACGTGTGCTTGCAGCCGAAGCGGAAGTAGGAGATCTTCTCGCCCCAGTAGTTGCAGACGATCCCGATTCCGGTTCCGTCGTCGTAGAAGTACAGCCACGCGTCGACCATGGTGCGGTTCTTGCCACTGGTGGGGAGCATCTGTCGGTGTTCGATGAACAGGGGTGCGTAGCTGCTGAAGCGAGTGTCCTGGACCAGCTCCTTGATGGTGATCTTGGTCCAGCCCGGAGGGAAGTCGTTGTAGCTGCCCCACTTCTCTTCGTGATCTTTCGGAGGGTTCTTGCTCTCGAGCTTGCTGATCATTGGCTTCTCCTCAATCACGGTATCGTCGATCTCACTTTTCCTGGGTCAGCTCTTCCGGGTAGTACTCCAGCCCGCAGTATCCGCACCACGTTGATCCGTTCTTGTCTTCCTTGGCCTGTCTCTCGCCACACTCTCTGCATGGCGGACCCGAGGGAGCTGGCTCTGGGCTCTCGCTCTTCTCACAGAGCCTCTTGAGGGCCTCCTTGTCGGTCATGCCGGGCTTGAGAATCCCAGCTTGCCGAAGGATCGCTCTCTCTGTCTGGGTCAGTGCCATCATTTCCTCTCGTTCTCGTCTCTGCCTAGAAGGGACAACATGCGTTGGAGAGCCTGCTGCTCGAAGGTGGTTAGATCGTCCTTCTCCATCGAGAGTAGCTGCTGCACCAGGTCTTCCGTGACCTTGATGAATCTCTCGTGGGTGCTGACCTTGGCCATGGTTCACTCCGCATCCCAGTTGATGCCGCTGACAGCGTCCTCGGCTTCCTGTCGCCACTCGTCCTCGTCCTTGACCTTCTCCACCTTGTCCTCTTCTTTTAGCATCCCAGGAGATAGACGGATGGACTCGCTCTCTTCTGACGTCGGCTTGATCGTAATTCTTTGTCCTCCGATGGTGGGGTCTTCGTCCACCTCGGTGACCTTGTACTCGACCTCGTGGTAGGTCACCAGGTCGCCCACC